GGTAGGTAATTTTGGAAACTGGAATATAATCGGTGGATTCCCTCAACCTGCAGGATTTATAGGCGGATGCCCATAATGTTATGAAATTAGCACTTACAGAACAAGCAGCAGATAAACTTGGTGATATATTCACTTCCTATATCAAAAAAAAGATAAAGGAAAGAATATATCCTTATGGTAATCCTGAAGTGAAAGGAACAGGTAACAAATTCGCATCTGGAAAATTATATAATTCAATATCGTATGAAGTAGTTCCTGAGGGGGAAGATAGTTTTGTAATAGAATTTACCTATCTAAATTATTTTGATTATGTAAATAGGGGTAGAAAAAAATCAGCAGGAAAGGTCCCATTACAAGCAATATTGGATTGGATATCTATAAGAAGAATTAAACCAAGTGGATATAAAGGTAGAGGTAGATATGCAATTAAAGACAAGAGGTCTTTAGCATTTGCCATACAACAAAATATATTTAAGTATGGTATTAGGCCAGCAAATATAATTGACAAAACTTATGATTCGCTTGAAACATTCTTTGCTCAACCACCCGCAGCTCTTGCTAGAGAACTCGAAGGTGTTTTTGAAAGCATTCAAGGGGACATAAATAATTTAATCGAAAACATTATAAATAACCCACAACCACAATGAGTTTAGATTTAACTTTAATTCAAAGTCCATTACCTGTTACAGAGTCACATTCTGACCATACTTGGAATATATCTTTGAATGATTATTCTGCCTACACAGATGTCAGGCTTATTGTGGACATTTATTCAAATCCATATTCCAATGATGTTGGACCTAATAATATTACAGGTGTAATTCAAGATAGTGGGAAGAAAGCTAGATTACTTGTTCCACCTAATCAATTAGGAAATTGCATATTCAATGTAGAAACAATTATCAGAAACTTTACGATGGCTAATCCTCGTAATATGACGATGATTGATAATCTCACAACGGGTGAAGCAGAGAATGACCCATACTTTGTTGAAGCGATGCAAAGTACATTGTTTCCAATCACTGCGAATACATCACAAGCCACCATTGTAAATAATAGATTATCCAATATAGGATTCTCCAATGGTTTTAATGGAGGATTTGATGGATTTGAAAACATATATCATATAAACGAATATCGTTTGATTTTCGGGGTTCAATATACTAGCAGTGGATATACTCAAGAAATTATAGATACGATAAATTGGGGGGTTTATTCGGGTTTTACGGGAACTACAATAAACCCATATAGTGCATCAACACAACCTTATGGTGTGATGATATGGCCTGGCGTTCAAGATAACAAGAGATACGCTGTCGCAAACAATTCAGCTTTCACATATTATTACTCCGCAACAAACTTGGATGGTAGATACAACTATCTCAATACAAAGGTTTACAACTATGCTATGAACACCAAAGTTGCTCCATTCAATGTGGACGGACAATTTATGGCAACATTCGGTGATGAAACATTACCAATGACAGCATTTGGTGGACCTGTACAACAAACAAGATGGAGAACCCATTATTATAATTGTCCCATAGTAGTTGGATTTATGTATGGAGAAAACCCTCTTTATAATAATAGCACAATTATTTCAGGGATAACTTATCTATTGAAATCTCAAGGTAATGGTCAAATAAATTATGACACATCATATTCTTTACCTGTTGTTGATACACCAAATCCCAATGGATATTATTCGTTCTTAGGTCAGAGAATTGCTTATGGAATAATTCCTGCTAATCCATTGGTAATGGAAATGAGTGATGTTGCAGTTTATCTCAGTAGTGGGACTTGTGACCCTTCAGGTGTTGATAGAATATCAGAATTGGTTCAATACAAAATGGTTGGCAAAGAATGTTTCAATGACCCATATTCATTCTTATTTCTCAATCGTCAAGGTGTTTGGGATACCTATACATTCACAAAGAAATCACAGAAGAGATATCGTGCAAAAAGGAGAACTTATTCATCTTGGAAATCTCTCAATACAAGATTATGGAATAGACAAGCATACGATAGTGCAGAAACAGTATTCTTCGGTGATTCAGATGAACTATTCACATTCGCTTCAGGATTTGTTTACCAAAATGACAGGGATATTATTGAACAATTATTATTATCACCTTATGTTTATATGATAATGGATAATTACATTCCTGAACCTAATCGACCTCTTACATATCCATATTTAATTCCTTGTGTTGTTCAGAACTCTGATGTTCAGGTATTCCAACAAAAGTATCAGAGAATATTCCAATATACACTTGATATAAAACAAACTCCTTATCGTTATTACGATATGCCATACTAATATATGTCTTTAAGAATAATTGTTATCATTGAGGGCAAACATAGATTTTTGGATTTGTATGAAAACGAACCAATAAATATGAATTTCTCCTTTGCCGAAATTCAAGATATTACAAAAAAGAATTCAGGATTTTCCCGTTCATTCAAATTACCAGGTTCAAAAAATAATAATGAGATTTTTAATTATTATTATAATGTTCCACAAATTCCAACAACATTTAATCCCAACAACAAATATGAAACAATCATAACTTGGGATGGTTATGAAATAATGCGTGGAAATATAAGATTGGATTCTGTATTAGTAGATGAAGAAGAAATATTTTATGAAGCAACATTTTATAATCAAGTAGGCGATTTAGCTGCAAATATTGGAGACAAATTCTTATATGAAACAGATTTGAGTGATTTATCTCATCCCTGGAATGATGAAGTGATAAATTATTCTTTATTAGACCCAAATCTATTTCCATTATCAGGTTCAACGAATTATTCTTATCAAAATGGTAAAACATTTTGGGGACTTTATAATATAGGTTATGAATATATTTCAGGTAATTCTGTAAACTTTCAGACATCACCTCTTGTCTATTTTACCCCATATAAAAATGGTATCTATACTCCTGCGGAAGGAAACTTTGATTTCACAGGAACTCCAGTACACGATTTTTATTTCAAACCAACAATACAAATTAAAACTTTATATGAATCGATTTGTAGAGATGCGGGATATGAAATTGAAAGTGAATTTTTTTCAACTTCATATTTCCAAAAGTTTTATATGCCTCTCAAATTTGGTGATGAAACAATATATTCCAAGAATTCTTTACCTGTATGTTTTGCTTATACGGGAGGACCAATTCCTCTTACAGCATCCACAGCAGTTACCGCATTTACAAATCCATCAGTAGGACAATTATGTAATTCATTAAACTTTAGTTCAACAACTCAGAGTTTCTTTATAGAAAATCAATACAAAGGTTTATATACATTCAGATTCCAATATGACATTATTCCAACAGGACAATGTCAGTTTACAGCCACAAACTTGTCTTGTTTTGCACCATTCGCATTTGATTATATTGACAATAATGGTGTAACAAGAACATTTACCATTCCTTATCCTCAATGCGGAATCCCTTATGTTATTCAAGGTTGTTGTCCAAGCAATTTCTTGGGTATTGGTACATTCACATTTCAAAGTCAAGGCGGAACAAAATTCTTCTTCAGTGGAACACCAAATCAAAATGAATTATTGAGAACCGACTTTGCTTGTAATGGAGTTACTGCATCAATAGATTTCCAACAAACATTCAATATTACAGGGGATTCTGAACTGAGTTTTTATTTCTTAGGAAGAGATTGTACGATAACGAATTTCAAAGCAGAAATAGTTAGTAGTCCAAGATTTTTATTATCAGGTCAAACCATAGATTATGCATTGGAATTTCCTGAAAACGATTATAAACAAATTGATTTTATAACCTCTGTCAACAGGTATTTCAATATGGTTGTTGTTCCATCACCAGAAAAACCGAAAACATTACTTATTGAACCTATCGTTGATTACATTGGTAAAGGACAACTGTTAGATTGGACAACCAAGATAGACCATTCTCAACCAATTAGAGTAACCCCAACCACTTCACTCATAAATGGTACTTTAAATTTCTTGTTTCAATTAGACCAAGATTACGCTAATCAGAATTTCAAAACAGCAACAAACAGAGTTTTTGGAACAGATAAAATAAATCTGAATCTGCCATTTAAGAATGAGACCACAAATTTTGAACATATATTTTCATCACCGATTGACATTACAATTTATTCTGCATTCGAATCGATGCTTACTTTGTCATCGTTTTCCAAAGTAAACACAACAGATAATGACGGACAATCAGTTCAAACATTCTTGCCATTTAAGATTTTACCGAGAATTGTATTTAGAGGTCTGACTTTACCCGTTGACAATTATGGATATGTATTGGGTTCAGCGGCAACTCAATGGCAATATTGGTATATGACAAGTTTGGGAACCGATTTTGAAGAAGATAGATTCTTGGAGATAAATAGATTTACAACTTATCCATTTAATTACAACAATTTTTCTCATTATTGTAATTTCAGAGGTGAGGATATTCCAACCATAACACCAGCAGAATTCTTATTCGTTGCTGAGGATTTGTATGACATCTATTATAAACCCTATATAAACGATTTGATTTCTCCTGAGAGTAAGATATACTCAGCAAAAATATATCTCTATCCTGACGATGTAAAACAGCTTAGATTCGATGAGAGAATTTTGGTTGATAACAATTATTTCAGAATAAATAAAATATCAAATTGGAATGCACTTGAACCCGCAATATGTGATATTGAACTTATAAAACTTACAAGAGAATATGAAGGTCATAGAAAATTGTATTATAGATTAGACCCTTGTACTGCACCAGGTGATACATTGTATTCAAGTTCGGATTATAACTATAATCTTTATGCATACATTGGAAATTATGTAAAAGTTTATGATGATAATTTGAATTTCATAGATTGTTATCAAGTTTTTGAAGATGTATATGACCCAACTCACGATTATAAACATTACTTTTTCTCAAATGGATATTTCCCTGAACTTGTGCATGTATTTCCCGATTGTGGTTGCACCGGTAGAACAGAGTTTGATTTAGTTCAACAAATACCGGTAACTCCGACCCCCACTCCTTCTAACACTCCAAATAGACCTACGCCAACTATAACACCAACCCCCACTCCTACACCCACTCGTGATAATTTCGTTCAATATGCGGGAACAACATCAATATTCGGAACATCAGCAGATGCTTGTTTCAATGCAACCTGTGCGAGAAGTTATTTCAGAGATGCACCATTCTTCGCAGTAGGTCAAACAATATGGAATAACTCAGCACTCACAAGCACATTCAATGGTGGAGGAAATTGGATTGCAATAAACACAGGTATACCATTCTGTAGTGGAAGCTTCATTGCGGTTAGAGTTGACAATAATGGTGTTATTTTATCAATAGTTTCTTGTTAAAAAAATATATTTAAGAGTATGAGTTGTTATAGTTTTTGTCACGATAATACTTTTGGTGGGAGTGCTTATGTTTCAGGAACAACTTGTGATGGAGTGGTTGGAGCATTTTATTTGGTATTAGGTCAATGTATTTGTATCAATACTGAAAATCCTCATACTTGTTGTGGACCTTTGATTTTCTCTGCAGAATGTTTCGCTAATGTCACACCTACGCCTACAGTAACTCAAACTAATACACCTACACCTTCCGTCACGATTGGATTGACTCCAACTAATACACCATCTGTTACACAAACTAGCACCCCAACTGTTACACAAACTAACACACCTTCGTCAACTCAGCAACCAATATGTCCTGAGCAATTGATTTTAACATCTGGTATAGGTCTATACAGTGGATTGACTGGTACATACGATAGGATTTATTCTTATAGTGGTGGCACTTTCGATACCACTTGGTATCATAGTTTTCCATTACCGAGAGTTTGGAATTTTAATAGTGCAGATTCTTTAGGTAATTATGCAGTTGCTTACGGAAGATTTGACGGTACTAATTATTATACAATCTATGGTGGAAGCGATACTTCTCCTGATGTAATTGATAGATGGTTTGTTACTACAGGTTATACAAATTATGTTGTCGGAATATCAACAATTCCAGTAACACAATTCCTTATCAGTGTAAATTCTGAAAGTATTTCGTCCGTTCTTTATCCTGCTAGAGGTTTACAAAATAATCAGTTCTATATTGCTTATCCATCAGTTTGTCCAACTGCTACACCCACTCCAAGTATTACTGCTTCTCCGACTTTAACACCTACAAATACTGCAACTCCGACAAATACAGCAACTAATACGCCTACTCTAACGAAAACTCCAACTGCGACACCTACTCAAACAGCAAATCCAATTTGTCCTGAAGAATTTGTGGTAACAAATTCAACAAGTGGTTTATTTGACAATGGAACTTACAGTAGAGTTTATAGTGCGAGTGGTCAAACTTTCCAATATGGGTTTGCAGTACAATCTTCTTCTGCATCAGGTTATATTGTTTTAGGAACTGCACCTAATGGAAATAATTATCCCATTTTCCAATACAACGATGGGAGTGATATCAATACAGTTTATTTCTGTGCAAGTGGTAATTCATCACTATTTGGATGGAGGTCAACGGAACAAGCATCAAATATTTTATCATCTGGTTCTACTTGGATTGGAGGGTCAACAAATCTTTATTCTACTACCGCATCCACAATTTTCAATGGTGTCAATTATCCTGCAGCAGGACAGAATAATAGAGGTTATATAACTTACTCATTAGTATGTCCAACAACCACACCGACTCCGAGTAATACTGCAACTCCCACAATGACAAACACTTCGACAAGTTCACCCACTCCTACTGCTACTGTTGGTTTAACACCAACCGCTACTGAAACAGCAACGCAGACCCCAAGTGTTACACCAACCACCACGAATACTCTAACTCCGAGCGAAACTCCAACAAGCACTCCAACTACAACTCCGAGTGTAACACCTACTAATACGCAAACACCTACTAATACACCGAGTATTACACCTACCAACACACAAACTCCTAGTGTGAGTCCAACTAATACTAGCACTCCTACTCCAAGTATAACAGCTACAAATACTTCAACTCAACCATCTGTAACATCAAGTCCTACTACCACTCCTACTGTAACTCCGACCCAAACACCTACGACAACTACAACCTTGACCGCTACGCCAACACAAACTCCAACTCCAAGTATAACAGCTACAAATACTTCAACCCCTACGGTCACCCCGACTTCTACTCCACCATCTGTAAGTTCAACTCCTACGACCACTCCAACCGTGACTCCGACTTCAACTTGTTCGGTTTGTGAAATTGTTGTTGATAATAATTCTTTGGATGTTCCAATCACAGCGATTGAATTTAACACAAATCCAATTACTTATGTTTCAGGAACGAACTTTACAATAAATGCTGGTGACCCGAATGGTAATTTTACATCTTCTCAACTCGGAACAACAGTAACGATTGATATTGATTATGGTTCTTGCACAGCAGGACAGAATATATCATTCACTGATTGTGATGGAAATCCATTCTGTTGTGATTTAAATCCTGGTGGAGGAACTTGCAATTTCACAAATGTTGTTGTGGAAGGATGTTGTACAATAACATTTGTTGCAACTGATGGTAGTTGTTCTTAAAATTGAATTATGAAAATATATTTTGAAAAACCATTCGCTGAAGAAAGTAAATTAAAAGATAATTTAAACATTATTAAACTTATTTTACCTGAGTTAGTGGGAAATATTAAAAATTTTAGATTCTTAAAGAAGTTCTTATATGGCAGCTAAGAAATACGAAGTAATAATTGATGTCAATTCTGGCTCAGTAAAGATTGCTGGTGGGGAGATGTTATCTCTCAATCAACAGGTTCGTATTTTGCAAAAAGAACTTGGGAATGTTGATGGTAAAGAATTTGAATTATTATCAGGGAAATTAAATGAAACTAAAGATAAAGCGCAACAAGTAAATGCTCGTTCAAGAGAATTATTCTCAACCCTATCATTATTACCTGGTCCTATAGGTTTATTTGCGGGAAAAATTGACGGAGCGATTTCCTTGATGAAGGTATTCTCAGGGTTCAAACTTGCAGATATTAGAGCTCAGTTTGTAGCTCTCGGAGCAGATATTGCTGAAATCGGTAAAAAGATTTTAGCCGCTACAGGTATACAAAAAGTATTCCAAGTTACAAGTACTGCAACAGCTGCAGTTTTGAGAGCTGTGGGTATTCAAGCTACTGCCGCTTCAGTTGGAGTTAGAGCATTTTCTACGGCATTAGTTGCAACAGGTGTTGGAGCACTTGTAGTAGGTCTTGGATATCTCGTTACAGCATTTATGAATTCCAAAGATGCTGGAGAAAAATATGAAGAACAATTAAAGAGGATTAGAGAGGAACAAGATAGGGTAAGAACTTCAACAGAAAATTATTATGAAAGAGAAATTGCAAATGCAAAGGCATTAGGAGCTTCAGATATTGAATTACAAAGGTTGAGAATAAAAGGTTTACAGGATGTTTATGACCAAGCACAGAAAAATTATCTTCAAACATATAATGCCAGAATAGATGCTGAGTATTTCAATAAACAGGCTGTAAAAGCTCTCAAAGAAGATGAAGATGCTAAATTTAAAATCGTAACAGATTATGAACAAAAACTAGCATTGGCAACAGCTGAGCTTAGAAATACAGAAAGATTACAACAAGAAGCGGCAAAGAAAAAAACTTTAGATGACGCTAAAGCTCTAGCGGATGCACAAAAGAGACAGAGATTAGAACAGTTGAATGCTGAGATTGCGGTAGAAAGGGCTAAAGATAATCGAGATAGAGCTTCTCAGGATAAACTAAGAAAACTAATTCTTGAAAGAATTCTCCTTGAAAAAGAGGGAATAAGAATGACGGCTGAAATAAAACAAGCAGCATCTGATGAGGCTCAGAGACAAGTTGAGGAAGAAGTTCAAAGAGATGTTGATGCATACGAAAAAGGATTAGAACAAAAAAGGGAAGCCAATCAGAAATTTATTGATGATGAACTCAGAGACCTGAGAGCCGCTCAAAGAGAAAAAGAAGATTATTATGAATTTTTAAAGAGTTTATATGGTGAAGATTCATTTGAAGCCCTTACTCAGTATCAAGTTGTTATTACTGGAAGAAGAGAACTCATTAGACAAGAATCATCATTATTAGTAAGTTATCAAAGGAGTGTTGAAGGATTATCTAGAGCTCAAAAAGATAGATTAGTAGATTTGATTGGAGATACGAAATCCATACTTCAAAACAATACTCAATTTACAGAACAATTAGGAAAAAATCTTGGTCAATATGGTAAAACCATTGAAGAAGCATTTAAAAATATTGACGACCTAAGAAAAGCTCAACTTACAAAAGATTTAAAAGAAATTGAGGGAAGGAAAAAGATATTACTTGAAGAATTTTCTTGGCAAGAAGATGGAATTGTAACATTTAGAAAAAGATTAGAAATCATAAAAGAATTACAGGGATTAGAAGCTAAGGAAAGAACTATTGCAATAAACTCAACCGAAGAAGCTAATAAGAAAAAGAAATCTCTAATTGAACAAGAAGTTACAGATGTACAAAAAGCAAATGCCGCAATTATTGCATCGGACCAACAATGTACTGACCAACAAAATCAAATTCAAGAAAATTTCATAGAACAACAAAAAAAATACAATACACAATATAGTCAAATTGTTTTAGCCAGAGCACAATTCAATAATGAGATAGTTCAATCAGTTGCTGGTACAATGCAAAATATCGCATCGTTCATTTTTGATTTAGCTGGAAAAAATAAAAAGGCACAGAAGGCTGCTGTGGTCATTGATAAAGCGGCATCGATTGGAAGAATTATATCTGAAACAGCTGTAGCTAATGCAAAAGCGGTAGCTACATCTCCTCTTACCGCTGGTCAGCCTTGGGTTGCTTTGAATACAGCTTCAGCTGTTGCATCAACTTTATCTGTAATAGGTGGAGCAATTAGAGCAATCAGAGAAATAGATACCACATCCACAGAGATTGGGACTCGTTCAGGAGTAATAAATGTTATAGCTAGAAGAGCAATGGGAGGTATAGTAACAGGTGCAGGAACCTCAAGGTCTGATAGTATTCCAACTTTATTGTCAAATGGAGAATTTGTTATAAATGCGAACGCCTCAAGGATGTTTGCTCCAATATTATCTCAATTAAATTCTCTTGGTAATGCACCTCAATTCGATATGGGTTCCTTACTTACTCAAGCAATTGGAAATACAACTTTAACAAGCGTAATGGCAGAAGAAGCTGAAAATAGAACAGGTCCTATCATCAAAACTTATGTTTCCGCCACAGATATGACCAATCAACAACAGATGGATAGAATGATAAAATCTCGTTCCACCATATAAGAAGTGGTAAAAAATATAATATTTAATATTTAATTAAAATGGCAAATACTAGAATTGTTGAATTATTCATCGATGATGAATATGATGAGAGTGGGATTGAAGCAATTTCATTGGTTTCAAGACCTGCTCACGATGAAACTTGGCTTGCTTTCAATCATGCTGACGAACAAGTTGAAACTTTGAATCCATATAAAATTGTGGAAGATGATTTTTGTTCACATAACCCAAAATTAGACGAATTGGGAGAGCCTTATTCTCAGTTGATACAAGAGGGTTGGAGTGTCGTTAGAGTCGAAAAAATGACCACTTCTGCAATTCAGAAGATGAATCAGCAGAAGTTCAGTTCCCCAAACGAACCATCAGAACTTGATACAGACGAAACAAGAATTCGTTATAAGTATATTGGTCCAAGAGATGAAAAAAATAGACAATTCTGTAGAGAGATGTTATCCAAAAACAGAGTTTATAGAATTGAAGATATTGAACAACTAACCGCAGAGATTGCAAATCCTGAATTTGGATTTTATTCTATTTTTCTTTGGAGAGGTTCATTCAACTGCAGACATCAATGGGTTAGATTGATTTATAAAAAAGATGGTAGCATCAGAAATACAGGTGCTTCAACAAAAGGATTGGAAAGAGAAGAGGGACTTGGTCCACAACTTCAACCAAATACTGTTCCTTTAAATCAAAGAGATAAGATTCCACCAAGAGAAGGAAGCACATTCGCATCTCAAGACGAGTTTATCGATACAATATCAGATTATCCAAAAGGTGTACAAGAGGCTGCACAAAGAGCTCTAAGTTATGCAGATAAAAATGGATGGGGTGGTTGTGGAACAGGTGTAGGAAAACAAAGAGCAAATCAACTTGCAAAAGGTGAGAATATCTCATTAGATACAGTTAAAAGAATGTATTCCTATCTCTCAAGACATAAAGGAGATTTGGTATCATCAAAATCTTATGATGAAGGTTGTGGAAAACTAATGTATGATGCTTGGGGTGGAGAAGCCGGATTAAAATGGGCAGAAAGGAAATTATCTCAAATAGAAAAGAGTGAAACAAGAAAAGAATTATCCATTGATGATATGATGGGTTGGGGTGGAAAAAACTTTGATAGTAAAAAACTTTTATTCTATGATGAAGATAAAAGAATTCTTGTTGGAGCAGCAATGGTTCCGAATAAGATGATTCATAGATATGATGATATGGGAAATATGTATTATGTATATTTTTCCAAAGAATCAATAAAGAAAATGGCCGAGAAATTTCTCAGACAAAAAAGAACTGATGAAACTTCCATTGAACACGATGGAATCAAACTCGGTTCCGATAAAGTTTATATAACTGAATCTTGGGTTTCTGAAGACCCAATAAAAGATAAAAGTGCAGCTTTTGGATTTGAATTACCATCTGGAACTTGGTTTGTTTCTATGAAAGTAGAAGACCCCAAGATTTGGAAAATGATTAAACAAAAAGCACTTACTGGATTTTCTGTTGAAGGATTATTTGCAGAAAAATCTGTTTTCTCAAAGGAAACAAAAAAAATAAACCAAATCAAGCAAATACTAAAATCTATTGAAGATGACAAGTAAAAACGCAGTTGAAAAAATTAAAAGGTTGCTTGGACTAACAACTCAAAACTTTTTTGAAGCTAAAACTGAACAAGGGATGGCAATGAAAATGGAAGGAGAGTTGGAAGTAGGACAACCAATTTATATTTCAACAGAAGAAGGACTAATTCCTGCTCCGCCAGGTGTCCACAAGCTCGATGATGGTTCTGAAATTGAAGTCGACGATAACGGAATGGTCTCCAAAATCAAAATGGGTGATATGGAGAAAAAAACCGAAGATGAGAAAATCGAAGATGAAAAAGAAATGGAAACCATTGTTGATTCAAATATGTCAGCAGTTGAAATGGAATTTGGTGATGTGAAACTCGTAGATGGAACTGTAATCCGTATGGAGGGTGAAGGTGAAATCGTTGGTAGAAGAATCGCAAAAGTCGGTTATGATGGTTCTTTATCTGCAATTGCAGATGGGGAATATGAAACTGAAGGTGGAAAGGTTCTTCAAATCGTGGGTGGAGCAATCCAAGGCGTTCAATCAAAAGCTGATAACAAAAAGCGTGGAGAGGGTTTTGGTGAAAATCCTGAAACTTTTACCATTGCTAAAACCGCTCAAGGTGCAACTGTCGAATCCAAAACATTCGATGTTGGTGAAGAAGTAATGGTTATTGGTGAGGATGGTTCAAAAAAACCTGCTCCTGATGGTGAACATCAAGTTGTATTGAAAGATACAAGTGGTAATGAAAACAAAATTAGATTTGTTACCAAAGATGGAAAAATCACCGAAAGAGAAAATGTTGAAGAGATGGAAAATCAAATGATGGAAATCGCTGAACTATTTTCTCAAGCATTAAAGAAAATTGAAAACAAATTGGATGAGATTTCAAAGAAAAACGAAGTATTGGAATCAAAATTTAATAAGTTTTCTAAAGAACCTGCGGGTTCAAGAGTTTATACTCAAAAAACAATAAACGAAGAAGATAATCCTCTTATGACAAAACTGGAAGCATTCAGAAGAATGAGAGAGGATATGTCTAAAAACTAAACAAAACAAATTAAAATGAAAAAAGGAAATTTAAGCAAATTGAACTTCAACTACGATTTGGGTGGGTTGAGTGCTTATGTAGACCAATTATCTCCTGATATTATTTCAGAAGCGGTTCTTACTCCTGTAACGATGAGATATGTGAATGTTATTCCTGGTATCAAAGGAACTCAGAATGTAAACTTACTTTCTGAAACTCTTTCCGTTCAAACAGGAACAACTTGCGGATGGAACTCTCAAGGTGATGTAACTTTCACTGTAGCTCCTGTTACAGTTCAAGCGTTGAAAGTAAACCAATCTTTGTGTTTACAACAACTAAACACCCTATGGTTGGGTCAATATTTGAATGCAGGTTCTTATAATGAGAACGCTCCATTCGAGCAAGCAATTATCGATTTGCAAACAAAGCAAATCAAAAGATATAATGAAGATTTATTGTGGAATGCATCTACAGGTTCTTCATCATTCTCAGGTTTCATCGAAATCTTAAACAACTCAACTTCAGCTGTAGCTTTGACAGGTCAAACAGCACTTTGTTCTGTAACAGGTGCTTCAACTACTGAAAAAGCTTATAACACATTGGCTCAAATTGATAATCTTATCAATGCTCTTGATAGAAACGTATACGACAGAGATGACATCGTTATCTATATGTCGCAGTCAGCATTCAAGTGTTATTTGGTGGCTCTTAGAAATGTGAACAATTTCCATTTCACAGAACCAACTCTCGGTCAAGTATATGAAGTATTCCATCCTCAAACTAACTACAAAGTAGTAGGTGTACCAGGATTGAATGGTTCTGATTTGATTGTGATTGGACCAATGCAGTATATGCTCGTTGGTACTGACTTAGCTTCTGATGAGGATTCATTTAGAGCTTGGTGGTCACAAGATTTCCAAGAGGTGAGAATTATGTCAGCTTGGAAACTTGGAACACAAATCGCATTCCAAGAGTTCTTTGTAACTAATGGTCTATAATTGTTATGAGTTGGGGAATAAGGGACGATTCCCCACTCATTTCAATAAAAAAATAAACTAATCAAACAAATCAAAATAAAATGAGTTGTAATTTAACAAGCGGAATTTTGTTGGGTTGTAGAGATAATATCGGTGGTCTCAAAACGATGTGGATTACTGATTATTGCAATATTGACAATATCACTCAATCAACGGGTGATACAATCACACAAATTTCTGGTTCAGGTGAATTTTATTGCTTCGAACTAATAAGAACTTCATCTCAACATACTGAAACAGTAAACGCTTCATTGGAGAATGGAACTGTATTCTATCAAGGTGAGACAGTGGCTTATTTCGCAAAACTCGACCAAGCTAAGAGAAATGTTCTCAAGGTATTAGCTCAATCTCAGAGATTGGCTATTGTTATTGAAGACAATAATGGTTCTTACTTCCTATTAGGTCAAACTTATGGATGTTTCATCAGTGCTGGTACATCAGTTACTGGTAAAGCTCTTGGAGACCAAAATGGATATAACATTACCTTCCAATATATGGAACCAAATCCAATGAATGAATTGAGTGGTACTCTTTCATCTGTTGTATCTGGTATGACAGCTGGTAGTTGTGGTTGCTAATAAAAATCTAATAAAATCGTGGGGGTTAAATTCCCCTACGATTTATTTATATTATGATAATAATTAAAACCAATCAACCAAATACATTGGTTGTTACTGTTTCTCAGAATTCAGAATTGACAAATCCTGAATATCTTTTTTCATTTACACATATTTTTTCGAAACAAAATGTAACTTTCATTCCTACTGATATTTCAACACATAAAAGTAGATATGATGAATTCTATTTTGTTGAAGGAGATGGTGTGGGTGAGATTAGTTTTCCTTATGAGGGACAATATCTTTATGCAATTTGGGAACAACCTGCAGGTAGTGGGAATCTAAATCCTGCTCTCGCTTATAATGTTGTTGAAAATGGTGATGCTCAAGTTATCGTTCAATCAGCAATAACTGTCAATTCTCAATTTGATACATTCATTTCTGATGATGAATTCAATTCCAATTATATTTTTGCGCCAGATGAAATAAATCCAAATCCTACACCTTCAGTTACACCAACCATAAC